GACAAAGTCAGAATCGGCTCCGTAGGCTTTGATCCACTTGTCAAATCGAGCTTTGTTTGTAATGGGGACTGTGCGGGAGTCAATTTGGCGAGTGTCCCAGAATTCTGCATGTTTGCCACCTGCGAAGCATTCTTTGAATCGGCCAGAGTTGCGGGTTGGGTTGCCAAAGGCCAGCCAGAGGATTTGGGTTTCATCATCGGTTAGGGCGCCTTCGGCTGTTTCCCAGATTAGGTCGTGGATGGCTGAGGCCTCGTCCATGATCAGGAGTAGGCGCTTGCCTTTGTTGTGCATCCCGGCGAAGGCCTCTGGGTTCTTCTCGGACCAGGGGATCATGTCAATTCGCCAAGTGCGTTCGCGGGAAGGGTCGCGAGAGAGTAGGGCCGTGGCGGTCAGGGTGAAATGGTCCTTGGCGAACCAACAGAGGTTGAACCACTTACCCATTGCGGCCCAGGTTTTGGTCTTGAGCTGGGTTTCGGTATTGGCGGTGACGACGCCGAGGGTGTCAGGGTAGGTCATGAAGGCCCAGAGGGTGATCATGGCGACCAGGGCGGATTTGCCGATCCCGTGGCCAGAGGCGGTGGCGAGTTGGATGGCATCAGAGGGAGAGAGGAGACCTAGACGGATTTTCTCCAATATCTCCCTTTGCCAGACCAACGGCCCATCGAACTCGGCTAGGGCGCCCTCTTCGGACCAGGGGAAGGCTCCTAGGACGAACGCCAGGGGATCGTCTTTGACCGAGGCAAGCCAGGCGATGAGTTTAGGGTCCAAAGGTTAAACCTCCACCCATAGACAGCCTAAGACAAGTGCCTTCGGCACCAATGGGCGGGAGGATCGCTGGAGATCGAGTGGTTGTACCAAGCCAATACTTCCACGATCAGTCATCAACGACCCTCCCTAGGCGATGGCTCGACGACGGATCGGAGCCGATTGGGGCCCCTGAGCGAGGGGGCGCGACGGACGCTCAGGGGATTGAGGCACGGGTGGGGGAGATTGGGCCTCAATTAGGGACTCCTCCGAGGCTAGCGGCAGGCTCTCCCTCGGAGGAGCGAGGCGAGGGGAAGGAATAGCCGTCGCCTCAATGGTTTTGCCGCTTCGCTGGATGGCCTTTTCGAGCAAGCTCGCGAAGTCGGCATTGACGTTCAGGTTCGTCTGGCGCTTGCCATAGCCGAATCGATCCATGTTGTCAGCATTCAAGGTGATTAGAGTTCGAAGTGGGATTGGAACTTCGTTCTCCTCAGCCTCTTCGAGTTGTTCCCGGACCATTCGCTGGCCGATGCGGATTTGCTCTAAGCCTTCTTGAACGACCTCGTCAATGGCCTCTTCTAGGCGTTCGTCAACCCGCTTACGCTTCGAGGCGATGAGTTCCTGGAAGGCCGGATCAGCATGGAGTTGCGAGACGCGATTATAGGAATAGCCAGACCGAGCTACGACTTCAGCAAGGCCAAGGCCAGAGGCGAACAGGCGAGCGACGCGATGGTGGGGGTCACGGAATCGTTTGACTGAGCCAGAGATTGGTCGGCCATCTGAGCCTACAGTCTTTTCCAAAAGCAAACCAAGGTCTTCCCTAGTGAGGGGCCTCACAGAGAGGATTTCGGGCTTGGTAGCTACTTTACCTCGATGGAGGGCCACGTTAGATTCGCCTTTCGATCTGGGCCTTGGCATTGAAGGCCAAGGTCACTCCGTTCACCTTAACGTTAAAGGGCCGATCAGTGGCCCCCGGGGTCTTGAGTCTGGTGTTGAACTTGGGCTTGTAGATTTGAATCATCTCCAGTTCAAGTTCGTCGAGGAGGTCCAACGGACAAGGCCGGATGAAGACCTCGTCGAAGAGGATGCCCTTGATCGGCAACCAGTCCGGGACCTTCCCCCTTCGCTTCGCTCCCCACATCGACCGGTGAGTGGCGATCCGGGCCAACATCGCCTTACTCTGCCCGATGTAGATCACCACCCCCCGATGACAAAGCATATACACCCCACTCCGCAGGATTTGGCTAACCTCGAAGAAACCTTCAACTTTCACTTGGCTTTCCACCTTTCACCTATCAGTATATGCACAAATTTTCCATTTGTCAAGTGGCAAGGGAAGGCCTTGTATGGGTTATTGAAAAATGGCCACATATTTATCCTGGTCCTCTGCCTCCCCGCGAAGAGACAAAATTTTGGCCCCCGGGGTCGATCCCGAGGGCCTGTGGTATGCCAGATGCCAGGCTAGGCTAGGCTAATCCTTAGTCGAGAGCAGGCTGCGGTTGGCATCGACGAACGCCATGATGGCGGGCATGTTGGCGGCGAGCTTGTCCCATTGGCTGCCGTAGAGGGTCACAGGAAAGCGGCCTAGGCCGTAGACGCTGACGCCGCCCTTTTCGGTGACCTTGCAGGTGATCTTTCGATCTGACTGTGACTTGAGGGCAGCAATGATCTTGTCCTGCTCGGCAATGCGGGCTTTGAAGGCATCGAGTTCTTTATTGAAGCTTTTCTGATCTGGGGACAGGTTACTCATAACGCTGTCAGTCATTTGGCTGAGGTTCGGAAGGACTGCCATGGTTCGCTCCTTTGGGCCATTTGCGCGGACTGCGCTGGCCACGATCGAACAATACACCGATCAGGCCCAAATGTCCAATCACGAAATGTTACAACGTCGGGAGCGCCCAAATCGCTCCCTTGGCCCTTATCTCCCTCTTATCCCCTCCTTATCCCCTCCTTATGGCCTTATAGCGAACATACCATCATCTGTCCTGCCTAGGCCATATCCTGCCTCCAATCGATTCTGGTCAATCTATGCCTTCCTGTCCCTTCCTAGTCTCATATATATACCTACTATAGGAACAAACAGGGAACAGATTTTCGAAGGGGGGAGGGGAAGGTGGGACGGAAGGGCATACGGGGCATAGGTTGGCTTATAAGGCTATAAGAGGGGGATAAGAGGAGGGTAAGGGGAGGATAAGGGGCTTACGCGCCTAAAATCACCGACGAATGTAGTTGATATCATTGACGAATTGTGCTATAATGAGAGCATGATCAAGACAGGCGAATGGATGAATGGTTGATTGCAACACCCTAGGCAGGCGGGGTCTGGGGATAGGGTTATCCCTCCCGCATCACGAACTCGTGATCGGCCTGCGGCATAATGTCGCACCCCGTTCGCGATTTGTTCGTGGTACAATGGCGGGGTCCAGGCGAATAGCCTAGGGGGAAGGCAATGAAGCCAACGTATGAGCAATTAGAATTAGCCTTAGCCTTAGCTGTGAATATAATCATGGCAGGCGAGCCCGGTGATAGCCGAGCAGTAAGCGATGTAGCCGTGGCTTTGGCTGCGGTTCAATGTGGGTTGGTTGATGATAAGGTTATGGATGTGATAATCCAAGCCTTAAACTCTTAGGCAAGCTAGGCCATAATCTAGCTGGTGACGCTACTATAAGCGGGCTGTTTGACAATGAGTGGCGATTGCATGGCTAGGGTCATGCTTAGTAATCCCCGCTCTACATACCACAAGGCGTGAGGCAGATTAGCCGCGTCTTAGATCATCTCTGGCGAGCCTTTGCCGCAGATGATTAGGGATTGCATCGGCAGGCTATCGCGATAAGTTCCAAGCCATAACAGGCCATGAGTTTGTCATGACAGACAATGAACTTGAGGAAATACTTGAGACCGAACTAGGCGAGAATGGACTATTCGAAGGCAATGATCTATTCAATGAGATCATCAAGCGATCAAAGGCTAATGCTGAAAGTATAGCACAAGCCACCATAGACTACCGAAACTACTAACTCCATTAACCCTAGGCGCAGCCTACCTGTGCAATCCCTGCACAACCCGGACCAAAGCCAGACAGCGAGGAGGCGAGATATCCCTGCGTTGGTAGTGCGAGCGAAGCGAGTGGCGAAGTGTAGGCTTTACAACCCTCCCTAACCTCTCCCAACACTCCACAAAAGACCTTCCCATATATCTGTGACCCTTACTAACTCACTGTGCGCCTATCCGGTTTAACAGAGTACAACGAAAGGCAATCTAATGGCTGTACTCCAAGTGCCTATCACGAAGGGCAAAAGCTTCGTTG